CGTCCGACATTTCCGGGTAAACCTTGTTGCCGTTCCCGTCGCGCAGGTTGGTGAGGAACATCGCGGTCCGCGGCGACATCACCCAATGCGCCGATGTCCAGACAACATTGGCATTGCCCAGGGCCAGTTCCATGCGACCGAGGTCGTTGTCCACGGTCTGGATCGTCGGGCTTGCCGTCATCACCAGAACATGGGTGGCCTCGAACGGCGTGCCCAGATGCTGCCAACGCAGGCCGCGCGGCGAATTCTCGGTCCCTACACCGCGCAGGAAGTACCGATCCTGTACTTGGGCGGCATCCATGACGACATCGTCGCGGATCATGCGGTCGACGGCGACGCCGGCGGCGTTCAGAAGGTCGTTCGAGATCGGAATGATGCCCGAGAGCTTCTTGGCCGACAGCTTCATTTGACCATAGCTGTAGCCGGTCGCGCCTGCGTCTTCCTGTTCCCCGACATAGCCGAAGGTCGCGCCGGTCGCGCGGCGGTTGGTCGTCAGGTTCCCGTTCGGCAGCGGAATGACCCGAGGCCCCATTGCCATGACAACGCTGACCGGACGCAGCAGCTCGATGACCTCGCTGGAAACATCTTCCGGCACCAGGAAGCCGCCAGCCTGACCAGACCCCATGTTCTGGTTGGCAAACAGACCTGAATCGCCATTGGCCTCAGCGATCTGCTGCGCCAGGAACACGTTGCCACCTGCGGCTACCACAGTCCGCAGCATGCGGGCGAAGGTCAGGCCCTTCTCCTTGGGCTCGGCCGGGGCGGCCGCACCCGCAACAGGCGTGGTGACCCCCGGCAGGGGTTGCGTAGGACGGGCAGCTGCGGCTTGGCGGCGTTCCAGATCCTCGGCCCGGGCCAGATCGGCCGCCACCTTGTCGTCTTCAGCTTTCAGGGCCTCGAACTCGGTGCTCTGATCCGCCGTCATTTCCGCATCATCAGGCACCGCCGCAACGATGGCCTGCATCTTCTCCAGAATGCCCGCGCGGCGGGCCTTCAGCTTCGCGATCTTGTCCATTTCAGACTCCTTGAGCGGCCCGCAGCCGCAGATCTACTTCGGCGGCGGCCAACGCACGGCGACCCCCAGTATTCATCCGGGTGCGCCCAGATTTCGCGGAAAGGACGCTCTCCAGCGTCCCGATGCGATCAGCCATTCCGGCCTTGATCGCGGCTTCAGCAGCCAGCATGCCGCCCTTGCCAAACTCGCTTCGGACGGTCTCGAGGCTGACTTTCCGGCCCCGTGCAACATCGGCGAAGAACACGGCCTCCATCGCGTCGACATCGGCCTGAAGCGCAGCGCGCCCTTCCTCTGTCGACGGATCAGCCCGCTTGTGCGGGGCCCCGCTGCTGACGATCTCATAGCTGCGCCGACCATCGGCACCGGGTGCCTCCTGCCGCGAAATGGTCGCGACGACACCGAGAGATCCGGCATAGGCCGATCGATCCATCACGATCTCGCCTGCCTGACTGGAAAGCCAATAGGCGGCTGAAGCGCATTGCCCGGTGACAAAAGCTGTCACCGGCTTGCTCGAGCTCTGGATCGCATCAGCAGCCTCGCCGAGGCCTGAGACCACCCCGCCGGGGCTATCGACCAGAAGCACAATCCGATCGATCCGCTCGCTGGACTGTGCGACCCGCATATCGCGCATCATCGAATCGAGCGAGGTGCCGTCTGCCGAGGCCGAGATCATGCTGGACCGCGGGAAGATCGCACCAAGCATGGGAATGACAGCAGCGCCGTCGCGGTGGGTGGACCGCGATGTGCCTTCAAGGCGCTCGCCGACAGCGGCCAGCGCAGACCAGCTGCCGCCGATGCTTGCCTCGTGGCCATCGCGCCGCAACATCTCCAGCACGTCTGCATCCAGTGCCCGCGCCGCGATCGCCTCGATCGCCGCCAGATACTCAGGGATGATCGCCCACGGCTGGGCGCGGATGGCCGCGACAACGGCCGACAGTTCATTCCGCATTTTTGCTCTCCTGCGGCGCCACCCTTGGCACCGGTTGCGGCTCGACAGGTTGCCCCGCGATGCTCATGTTCGAGGGACGCCAGTATTCCGAGCCCGCAGCCCCGGTCAGGTTCGGCTCGTTTTCGCGGCTGCGAAGCTCGTTGGCGTTGACCATGCCCATCTGCCGCTGGAGCCAGTACGCCTCCATCCGGCTCTTGATGTCGCCGCGCACCAGCGCATCGGTCAGATGCTCGAAGTAGAAACCCTCGGCCGCGAATTGCCGGGTCGCCGCCGAGGCGAACCGGGCATAGTGCGGGCCGAGGTGGAAGATGACAAACTCGAGCGACTGCTGTTCGATGTTGCTGAAGGTGGCGCGCGACAGATCAAAGATCAGGTGCGGCGGCACGCCCCAGATCCGTGCCAGATCCACCACCTGAAACTGCCGGGTCTCCAGGTACTGGCTCGACTTCAGGTCGTGGGTCAGGAAATTGGCCTTCAGATCCTGATCCAGAACCGCGACGAGATCGCCGTCTGGCCCGGTGTAGAGCTTACTCCAGTCATCCCGGATCCGCTTCTTGTCCTCAGGCCCGACTTTCTGCTCGGTGGTCAGAACCGTCGACGGCCGACCGCCCTTGTTCCAGAACCGTGACGCATGGTCCGAGGTGGCAATGGCGCCGCCCAGGGCGTCTTTCGCATAAGTCACGGGATTGAGCCCGACGATCCCGTCACGGCTGAAACCCTTCACATGCCAGATGTCGCGCGCCGGGAAACGCTCGCGCGATCCGTCAGGCAAGGTCGCGTCGTAGAACAGGATCGTGCCGCTTCCGCGATCGAAGTACTCGGCCACCACGACCGAGCCCGCCTTCAGGCGCGTCAGGGCGGCAACCTCGCCCCGGTTGTTGCGTGACACATAGGCATAGAAATTCCCTGCCAGCAGCAGATCCGACATGCCCAGCTCAAAGAACTCGAAGGCAGACTGGTGGCTGTTCGGCTGGCCAGCGAGCAGGCGCTCGATCGGGTCTCTCGCCTCCAGAAACCGGCCGCTCTCGGCCTTCCGATAGTAGTGGAGCGGCGTCATCGCAAAAACGCCGCAGAGAATGCGCAGGGCCTGCAGGGTCGCCGGGATCGAGAGCGCGGTCGCCTCGTTAACCCTGACACCCGCCTTGCTCACCCCACCGATCGGCGTGAAACCGCGCCACTGGGATTCGCTCTGTACGTTCTGCTGCGGACCGGCCGCCGAGAGCACGGGCTCCACGCGGGCAGCCGCCATCGACCGCGCAGATGCACGGCGAAAAGCTTTCATCAGGCCCATGTCACATCCCTGTATATTCGAAGGCGGCAGGCCCGGCGGCAACCGGGTCGCGCAGCATCAGCATGAAGGCGTTGAAGGTCGCCATCAGCGGGTCAATCTTGGCTTTGCCGGCCACCTCTTTGGTGATCCGCACTGCGGATCCCTTGATCTCTGGCTTCGCGTTGCCGACCGTCCAGGACATGAGCCCCTGCCCACAGTGCCGGAACGTGCCTTGCTTCAGCATCCGCTCCAGACCCCAGATGGCCGGCGAAAGCCGATAGTCTTGAGGGACGATCACCAGCTGCTCGAAGGTGATCCCCTTGTTGAACATCTGGAACCTGATGGCGGCGCTGTTCGTGATGTCGACCCCAATCGCGCCCTCTTCGGGCAGCAGCCCGGCAGCTTGGAGCTTGGCCGCAGTCTCAGCCACCCGGCTCACATCGCCGGATGTATCATCGTCTTCCAGCGCGACCAGGTCGCCATCCTCTTCGAAGTTCCGCAGGCGGGCCGCAATTTCCTTCCGCTCTTCGAAAACCTCAGGATGCGCAAACGCGCGCGCCCAGTGCAGCCAGTGGCCCGTCTCGCGGCAGCGCCCGATCACGGCCTCGGCAAAGAGGTCATCGAGGCCGCCGCCATCGATCCCATGAACGGCAACCTCTGCTCGCTCTATCAACTCGTCCAGCGTCAGGCCGGTCTCGACACAGCCATCCCAGTATTGCGCACCGAGCCAGCCAGCCGAGAGGCCGACACCGATCTCGATGTTCAGGTGCTGGCTCGCCCAGATCTGTTCCGCATGTTTGGTCACGCGGCCGTTGTTTTCGTAGTCATCGACCAAGGCCTGTGGGTCGATCGACAGACCGAGGTTCGGCAGCACGAGGCCCCAGTTGCGGCGGTCGCGCCAGAAATCCTGATTGCGCTGCAATTCGAGCGGAAACTCATAGAGTACCGGCAGCATGATGGGCGATGGCCCGCCACGCCCGTCGCGGATCTTGCGCGCCTTATCCAGTTCGGTGCGCCAAACACCCGCCGGGCTCTCGTCGCTTTGCGTGGTGATCATCAGCAGCTTGCCGCGCTGCTTGGTAATCCCCCCACCCCGAATCTGCTGCATCACGGCGGCAGCCTTGGGCATCTTGCCCAGCTCGTGCACCTCGT